ACGTATACACCTACAGCAACCAATGACGCTGGTACACAGAGACTGGCCGACGGATCACGGATCATGGGAGCGATTAGAGGTAGAGATGCAATCTATGTATACACAGACACAGCATTATTCTTAATGCGTTTTGTTGGTCAACCTTTTACATTTGCTTTCGTACAAGCAGGAACAAACTGTGGACTAGCTGGTAAGAATGCAGTCGTTGAAGTAGATGGTGCAGCATACTGGTTATCTGAAAATGGTTTCTTTAAATACTCTGGAGCACTTCAATCATTACCGTGTCTAGTAGAAGATTATGTTTACGATGATATTAATTTAGATTCTGGTAATCAAATGATAACTGCAGGGCTTAATAACTTGTTTGGAGAAATTATGTGGTTCTATCCAACATCAAGTTCTTCTGTAGTAAATAGAATGGTATCATATAATTATTTTGATTCTCAACCACAAAGACCTGTGTGGACTGTTGGAAGTTTAGCTAGAACGGCTTGGGCAGATTCTGCAGTATTTGGTAATCCTCATGCATTAGAATATGATGCTGATGGTGTTGAAGGGTCTAGTTCAGCGACATACGTTCAAGGAAATACAGATGGTACATCAACATACTATCAACACGAAACAGGAACAGATCAAGTTAAAGGTGGTACAGTAACTGCTATAGCAGGAACTATAACATCAGGTGATTTTGATATTACACAAGATCAAAGACAGGGCGTAACTCTTAGAGGAGACGGTGAGTTTATTATGAAGATAAGAAGATTTATACCTGATTTTATATCACAAACAGGAGATACTAGAGTTACATTAAATTTACGTAATTATTCTAACAATACAGCATCTAGTTCTTCATTAGGGCCCTTTACAGTTACCTCATCAACAGATAAGGTAGATACTAGGGCAAGAGCTAGAGCAATTGCACTTAAAGTAGAAAACACAAGCACTAATCAAGACTGGAAGTTAGGCACGTTTAGATTGGACATACAACCGGACGGAAGAAGATAATGAGTATAACAAGAGCACAAATAGCACGACAATTATTAGCAAAGGGTGGAAAGATTGGTAATACAACTTTTCAACTAGCTAGAAAAAGACCTGATGGTAAAAAACCAGGATACTTTGGACCTGATGCTGGTGAAGGTGGTATGGAATCTGATTTTGGACAGGATACTTATAGCACAAGTGATGTAGATTTTGGAGGAGTATCTGGAGGAACAGATCAACAATTTGCAGATACAAGAGCTGCGATAGAGGCAAGAACACCAAAAGAAACTCTTGGACAAAAAATAGTTAATCAACTTAAAAATATTTCCAAGTTCTCTCCTAGTCTTAATATATTTAAAGGGATAGGAAATTTATTTGATAAGTTTCAAAACTTAAGGGGATTTAATCCTGATGGCACTAGAAGAACGCAAGCTCAATTTGAACAAGCTAGACGAGATAGAATTAATCAAAATAGAATTTCAAACATTTTGGGAAGAGATGCGCCTTTTACTTTACAGACTCTAGAGAATTTAGCAAAGCTGGGTTATACAGGACCTTTAGATAAAAGTTTAATAGGAAGCACAAACATTACAAGATCTGGAACCGCTGATGATGTTTACCCGGATCGTGTAGAAGGTATAGTTTCACAAGCTAGAGGCAACCCTACTTTTAGAGATGCTATGGCTCAATTAAATTTAGAAAGAGGTGTGCCAAGAGATCAAGTATTTTCAACTAGAACTGCAACTGGAGAAAGAACAAATCCTGCAATAGAAGGTTTTAAAGGATTTTTTGGAATAGGTGAAGGTGTTAAAGATTATGAAGGTCTCACAGGCAATAGACCAGAAGTTGAAAAAGCTTTACGAGAAGGAGTATTTGATGCAATAAAACAAGATGCTTTATTTAGATCTTCTCCAAATTTTAAAGGAGAACGTTTTACCATACCTGAAACTTTACAAATTGGTTATGATGATTTTAAAGGTAAAGGGGGTGCTACAACCGCTTCAGCTTATGGAGCACCAGGTTTACAAGGTTTTTTAACAGGCGCTGGAAATCAAGCTAAAGGAATGTATGCTGCTTTAACAGGTGATCCTAATAGTATTTTAAATACAACACTTGGTAGAAGTACACTTAGTCTTGACCCTGCAGCAAAAGACCCTGCAGCCATACAAGACACATATAACTTTGGAACTTTTTTAGATGATGTTGCTTCTAAATTTGGTGGTGGAGCATATAAACAAGATATAGCTTTACCGGAAGATTTTTCAAAACAAGTTTATGATATTTATAATCAAACATTTGATAAAGCTAGACAGGTACAAAACACAGGAATTGATCAACAAATAGCGAGTTTATATAGATAATGGCAAAGATAGTACAAGTATTAACAAGACCTAGTGAATCATACAGACAAGATGTTGCTGACGCACAAGTTAGGGATCTTGACGGTGTGATACAAAAACTAAACACAACGTATCAACAAGATTT